TGATGATGAAGTAGGAGAGAAACTAGGCTACATGCTAAAAGTGATGAACTATGCTCTACAACCTGCTGACCATAAATTGACAGTTTAATCGTGTTGCAGCAGACTAAGTTCATAGGGGTAGCAACTTGCGCCCTATGTGCGCTAAGATTGCCACGGAGAAATAGGCACCTATACCAACCCAAACTCGGCGCCTATATATGCCAAAAGTGCTGGGACATTGAAAACAAGTAAGGCAAGTTAACCAAGACTCTTGTAAAGGAGAGATAAATGGCTGATAAAACACATTACTACTTCACAGTATCAAAGAACCTAGAAAAAAGCGGTGCGTGGCTATCTGAATATGTAGCAAAGGACCGTGAAGGTAAGGTAACAAGACAAGGTTGTAGCGCATGGACAACAAGTGCTAAAGCAAAGAAGTGGTGCGCAGAGCAAATTGAGAGAGGAAGATTGACTTGGGAGATAACTGCTTCTAATCCTGAGAACAAAAAACCAATTAGCATGAGAAACCATACTGAGGTGCGTGCGTAATGCCTACAGATATTATTCCAAACCCTGATTGGGGTCGCCCTTCACCTAATATTCCTGATGAAGAAGTTTACGACGAAGATGAGTTTGAAGAAGAAGAGATTGACGAAGAGGACGACGACTAACACAAGCAACTTTTTAAATAACAAACCCCGCAGTTTAAAGCCTACCGAGAGTAGCTAACTGCGGGGTTTATTATTTTTAAGAAAGGGAAAGGGGCCTTAGATACCCACTATCTAAGACCCCTTTGGAGATGAGAGGAACTAAGCAAAGAAAGCCTATCACACTTCCTTTAAAAACTTAATTTCACAAGCGTCTGTAGTGCAATAAGCTTCTCCGATTGCATCGGCCGCCAGGCCCGCATAGACGCCAGAGAAATCGATTGGCAGTAATTTATCTTTATAGGCCTCAAAATCCTTTTCTACTATTTGAGTGTAAGGCATTTGTGGGTAAATAGCATTTCCCATAGGAAGGAAGGAGACGGTCTTCAGCTGACCATCAAACATGTGCAGCACTGTTCCTACATGCTCCCCTTCAGTCTCTTGATTGAACGAAACTGTAACTGAAACTGAGTTATCGCTCCAATGGCGTTGAGCCATAGAAGCCAACGACATCTTCTCAAAGATAGTTACATCTTTCTCAGACCTCTTGGCTACAGATTCAACAGGGAAGAATACAACTGAGGTAGTCTTAGGGGATTCACTAGCAGGTTCCACGGTGTAGTTAGCCCATTTGAACAATGGAAGCATAGGGTCTTCATTACTAAACCTAATTGCTCTTAGGAAGTACTGACCGCCAGGAGTCCAGTGAACTCCAGGGGATTCTCCAGCCAAGATTGACACGGTTCCAGAAGGTTTAACTGTAGTCATCTTGATTGATTCACGGATACCTAACCACTCTGAGTACAACTTGTCATACCCTTGGATTACGGAATAACCTGTATCCATCCACTCACGAAGTACAGGGACGCCCTTAGTATCAGCAAAATTAGCAATACCTGAAATAGAAGTACCTATTCTCCTATTTCTTTGCATGATAGCGTTGGTCTCTTCCCAGTGCGTAGGTAGAAGAGTAACTGTCTTGGCGTATAGATAGGCAAACTTGAGAGTTCTCTTGAAATCTTCAAGACTGTCATGTCGGTTCAAGTAAGTTTCAACGAGCGTACAACACTCAAAAGATTCAAGGGACTGCTCAGCACAAGGGTTGTAGCCAGCAGCTCGCCAGTCTTTGTTATTAGGTGGGTCAATCAAACGACCATACTTGCGAGTAACATCCATCCAAATAACTCCAGGCTCTCCGTTCAAACGGATACCATCTACAATCTTAGACAGGTCATCTCCTACCCCAACCTCTACAGAGTTGTTAGACATCCAAGCCCAGCCAGGACTCTTAGGGTCATAGGAGTTGCGCTCAGGAAACGCATCGGCGTTCTTTAGATTCAAGAAGTCTTCGTCATCTATCTTTCCAAGCAGCAGCTCAGCTGAGCGGCGTACGTTGCCTGAGACCACACAAACACCTATTAAATTACCTATATCAGCAATATCAATTCGGGTTAAAGTATTTCCTTCTCTATTATTAAATAGTTTTTTAATAGAATCATGTAGTCTCTTCAGAGGCTCTGGACCGGCAGCTGTGCCGCCGAACGTTTTGATAGGTTCTCCTGCAAGTCTAATTTGCGAATAATCAAATTTAGGCATGGTCTGGTCTGGTTTTAAATAGGAGTTTAGTAATTTACTTAGGGAGTCTACCCATCCCTCTCTGGTGTCAGCTATAGCTGTCTCAACATCTGACGGGATTGGCTTGTAGATAGAAAACTCTTTATCTGCTCCCTTACTATCAAACCCCACACCAACACCAAGCATGCTTGCTTCCATTAGAAAAGCAAATGGTTTTGCTGGGTTGTTCTTGGACATCTCATTAGTGGATACAAATGCACAGTTCTGTAGAGCAGCGCTGTTCTTTTGTTCGTTTACTACTGGAGTTCCCATCATCCATAGACCTCGGCCTGGGGGAGTCCACTTAAAATTAAACAGTCGGTCAAATGCTTCTTTGGCAGAAGCTTGGGCTTTGGAATCGTTCCAAGGCAATCTACTAGACTTACAGTGGTCCTTCTGTAACGAGTACATGCCATTGATAATGCGCTCGCACACATCTACCCAAGTCTCTTTAGTCCCATCTTCTTTTAATCTAGAGTAAGTTCGTAGGAAAGTTATCTCTCCTACCGAGTTGCCTGCTGCATCTTTGTATCCCCAAGGGACAGGCTTTGCTCGGTATCCGTCTACGAATTCGTTTACTAGTTTAAAAGAAATTGCCATGTTAGTCTCTGCTCTCTCGTCTGTTGGTTGTAAATACAAAACCCCGATATATGAAAGCGGGGGAGTGCTTTAGTTTACATCTAAGGTAAAACTAAAACTGGTTCAGTTGGTAGTGCTTCTTCGTTCTTCTTCGTTTATAGCCATATCTAGAGCTAACCAATAGCCAGCACCATCAATACGATTATCTTGTTTAGACTTATAAGACTCTCTAGCAAGTTTAACGCCGTCCATACAAAGTGCTACTTGTCTGTAGGTTACTTCGTATCCTAGTATCGCTGACCATATCTTTGCAATACGAGTGAAGTTATCTAAAGGGTGGTCGTACGCATTATTTCTATCTCCAGTAACTAGTCTAGTTGCTTCATCTAGTATGTTTTTAGGACTACCCTGTTCCATATCATTTTGGTCGTTCATAGTTACTACGAGTTCTCCTTGTCGGTGTCCGTAATGTGCTTAATAATCTCGTTAGTTTTGGTTTCATTTAGTCCGCCATTTGGTATTTCTTTAAGCGTTTGAGCCCTGTCTCCAAAGATAGCCGACAACACTCCGCCAGCTCCTTGACGTTCTACAGTCATCCTAATAAACTCTCTGGAATCGTCCAAATCTTTAATAGTTTTTAACATTTTAAAGAATCTGTCCATCTCTTGCCCGACGTTTGGGTCGGGGTATCCGCCCTGCAAATCTTCGCTAAACTTAGCGAAAGCCACTCTTTGACCCTGCATTTCAAGTAAAGCATTGATAAGTGACTTCAACTGTTCTTTGGTTTTAACTCTACTGGTAGGTTAAACGCACAGGTGTTTTGTGGTTTAAAAGCAGGGCAGTTAGCTGCAACAAAGCACGTATCGCATACCCTCAAACTAGTGCTGTTAGACCTTAATGTGGTGACGTCTTTAATGACCATGTTGCCATCATCATCGGGTTCAAGTACCCTCTGAACTTCTACTCCAAGCACAGGTAAAACGGCCATTTCTTCTGGTTTACGTTGCTCAAGTTTCCGCATTCCTACCCCCCTCGTAGTAACATCAAGAGGGGGTGTTTCCGCTTTTTGAGGTGGTACCAATTCATCACTCATAGTTACTACGTTCTCTCCTAATCGATTATGCAATTCTTCGTATTGTTGGTAGGACCACACAGCAAGCTTTGATATTTCTATCGCGTCATCTGCAAGTATCTTATCGAAGTCTAGCCCAGCACGTTCGTAAATAGACTTATACCTAGGGCGTGACTGCTCTTTCATACTCTTGGGGTATCGTAAAAGCTTTACTCCGTCCCATACAATCGTTTCTCCACGCATCATAGG